ATCCTCAATCACGTGTTTGTCCCACCACGCCTTCACCACTTCGGCGTACATCTCTTGTACCGAAACCACCTCCCCCGTCAAAATCTCCCGTAAATCGCGGTCCGTGTCGTCAAAGTTCTCCGTCAACTGTTTCAACATGGCACCGCGCTCCTTGGACCGCTTCATCATTTTCCCCACCAACACGCGGATTCGCTCCTCGTTCTTCACATATTTGTCGAGCTGCGCTTCCTCGCTGGGCACATTCAAGAATTTATCAAACAAAAACTGGCACGCGTACCAGACATCCCGAATGAATTGCCGCGGGTTCTCGTGTTTACACAACGCATTGATGTAACAATAACACACGTTGTCCTTAATGTCGTACATGACGGGGTACTTGGAGAACCCGTTGATGGGCGTGTTCAAAGACACCAACCACGCAATTTTCACATGTTGGTTGTTGGCCAGGTCCTTTTCCAGTTTCGCGACTTCTTTTTTATCGACCCCGTAGGAGTAATTTTTGCTATCCACGAGAACAGAAAAATTCTTAAACGTCAACAGCATGTCGGCGGAATGGGGGGTCGCCGCCGTATTTTTAATATCAAAATCTTCGAAATCACTAAACACGTCCAACAACAGATTATACGTGTAGGTTTCCCCCTCTAAACCCCTCGAACTGCTGCTCACATTTTTCTGTTTTTTCAATTCCTCCATCATCACCAGTGATTCTTGGAGCAGGTTCTCGTTTTTCTTGACCGCGTCACTCAACGCCCGGTTCTTTTCGTGCTCGATTTGGACGGCGTATTCGGTCTGGGCGACCTTGGTCCGCATCAATTCCTCCTTCAATTCGTCGATTTTGGCCTGCTGGCGCCGGATTTCGGCGTTCAGGTTCTCCAATTGCTTTTCATAAAACCCCGAAATTTTGTTGTTGTCGCGGTCAATATTTTCCTGGACCTTGTCGCAGTAGGTCGTCATCAGTTTGAGGGAAGCCTCTTCAAAGTTTTTTTTGAGGAGAACATGGGCGTCTTCCAATTCCCGGAGTTTTTGGTCCTTTTCGAGAACCAATTGGTCATAGGTGTCTCGAATGTTTTGCGTAATCAACCGACAATGCTGATCGGGGTCTCGTCCAAGATAATCTTGTTTTACGATTTGAAAAGCGTTGATGCCGAGGAGCAGGACAAGGGCGTTCTCTTCCGGAGAGAACGTGGGCGCAAACTCGTGGGGCAAATGGATGTTGGCCGGAACCCGTAAAATGATTTCGCGGATGGACATGGAATTCGGCGGACCTCTACTAGGTAATAGAAAACAAATTTTATGTTTGTTTTCTTTATTTTGGAGAACAAAGGCAAAAAAATCTCGCATCATTGTATAATGCCGAACGATTGTCTCAACATTATTTATTGTTTCAGTCATGCCGATCTAGGAACGATGAAACAGGTCCTAGAAACGCTGGGTGAAGAAACTACCACGTTTTTTGCGAAAATTCTTCCTTGCCCCCAAGGCGAAAAGCCTGAAACCTACTGGGGAATAAAATACGATGCGTACGACATCCTGGTCGAAGAGGTGACGGACAACACGTTGCGTGTGTCGTTCTACACCCCGTGGTCCCCGCCGCTTGAAGCGTATGAACATCTCAGACGCTTGGGGTTTACCGTGGATGCGATATTCATGGAATCTGGGTGCGATTTTTGTGGGTATTGGAAAGACGGGAAAACAACCTTATTTGAAAACGTCAGTGAAAACCGAGACAGCATTCCTTTCGAATTTCACTATTATTTCTTTAGTGAGGAAAAAACCGACGACTCCGAATCTGTTCATGAGAACGACAAATAAAGGCCCGAAGCAAACGCCACCTAAGCCAAATGGGGGGATCGAATGGACGCGATTTCCCGGGTTACAGACGTGGCGTAAATCACCCCCGTCACAAACATACCGATAGAGATGAAGGCATGTTGTAAGAGACCGCGAAGTTTGCGCGTTTTTCGGTTTTCTGCGATAATGTCTCGGTTTTCTGCGATAATGTCTCGTTTTTCTGAGATGATTGCGTCGACGGGGTCGGTTTCCCGGTAATAGTGATAAAAACTGGAAAGACGAATATCATCATCACTAGATATGGTACTTAACTTGTAGTATATACTTTCTGTGTTACCGAAATAGAGATCATCGGTATATTTGGCTCCAATCACTTCCAAACTTACGTGGATAGGGCATGTGTCGGTAATACGGGATAAAATGACGTTGGACATGAAAAACACACAGTGAGGAGGCCGATCGAGGAACCAGAACGTTTTCTGCGGAATTGCCGACAGTAATGCGTACCGAGGGTCCGTCCGGGGAATTTGACCCATATACTTGCCATTGCGTTTCTTGTAGGTGGCGCCGGTATAGGCAACAATCTCACGAATGATGCCGTTGGGAAGATACGCGAATATGGGGGATATCGCCGGACGATCCATGGTATGATTTTTGTATAAACCATATCATGGTGTATCCTTTTTCAATTCAATTTTACGGGTGAAAACTTCGAAACATATACTAGAAAGGTATGGAAATTCTCCGGATAAAATTTCCTCCAGAGATTGTCCGTGAAATTTTATCTTTTACGGGTGGAGTCAAATATAGGAATGGAGAGTACATGATCCAAATTTCCAAACAAGACCGGCGTTACGCTATACTGGACCGTATTCCAAGACCCATCCCGACAAACCAAGATGGTAGAGACTATTTCATGAGATTTATTAGGTTCTCCAATGACGCGCATAGTTTGCGAATTACCATTCGATGGATCTACGAAAATGACCGCTTTTGGTATGCCGCATTGTTTGAAGACTACAATTATTATATCGAATACATTTTTTTGAAAACCCGGTTTCGAGAACCCAGTGCGTGCGGCGACAATATACGCCAGATAACACGGAGAATTCCAGACCGAAATACATATTATATTTACCGACGTTTTTAGTTGTATTGCGTTTTCTCTCTCTCGGTAATTTATTACAAGTAAGTAATGTATCCAACGTCCACCAAAACGGGCTCTGTTTCGAAAAAAGATTATGATGATGAGCAAACCCGTAAGAAAGCCATTATTATGGGCCATGTGGAAAGATTCGAAGCCCAAATTATGCGGTTACAATCCCAAGGTAAACACCTTCTATGCGAAATAATGTATTATGATACAGATTTTGCGGAGGAAATTGCGGAAAATTTGCGCAATATGTTTGCTGGGAGCAAAATTCACGTTCATCCCTACACGTTGTGTGGAAATATCACCGCCGCCGAGTACAAACAAATTACAATTCAGTTGCCGACAAAATAATAATTTTTGTGTATAGTGTATATGCCGTTCAAAAAAACAACACATAAAATACATGTTACAGACAATCATTCGCATGCACCAAACGTAAAAGAAATGGAGAATGATCCCATGGATTTGAAGCAACGCCGGATACTTCAGCAAGAAATGACATGTAAACAACAAGAGCTCGTCAGTAACCACCAGCAACATTTTGTTGAATACGAACAAGAGATGATAGAATTACAAAATAAACTGCGCAATGATATGCGTGAATTTCATGATAAACTACGAAAAATGGCAACTGAATCAAAAACAAAATAAATATTATATATAAGGAGGTGTATATGAATCCATTTTACCTGTTCCTTCTTGTGACCCACACCATGCGTTTTCATTTGCCCCATGTTCTCGACGTGTTTCCCGAATTGAGGTTACCGTGGCCTCGCTGGTCTTATCGCAACAATCGCCGGATTCCGTGTAAAAAAGACTCGGACTGTCCATTTCCCGCGACGTGTTGTGTCCATCCCATCTTACCGGGAGAAAAACAGTGTTGTACGGGGTTTGGTCAGCGTATCCCCGTGAAGAAATATATTTTGAACACTATTCCCACAAACACATAAAAACATAGAGACATAGTAACATAAAGATTTGGCTAGCCCATGTCGCCGAATTATCCCCTCGTAATCACTTCTGCCATGTTTTTGATACCGGGATGGTTTGCTTACACCAAACACCTCTACGGTATGTCCGCAATCATTGTAGGAACCTCGGTAGTATCCATAAATTATTGGAGAGATCCGGTGCCATCGTTACGCAAAACCGGCGATTTAGTATGTTCGAAAATCTGTTTTGTTATCATGGTGTATCATGGAGTCAGATATGTGACGTATGTACCGTATTTGATAGCGGGCTATCCACTGTTGGCAATTATGGTGTCATCGTTCCTGGCGTCCAATTGGTTACATGAGAAAGGTAATCCGTACTGGTACCTAGCCCATATTCTTTTTCATATGAGTATTGTGGCGAATAAGACCATGATTGTAGATTCGCTCATAAAAATGTGAACATATTATATACCACATGGACTGTATTTACGTACTTATTACGGGATCAACGTTTGAGGACATTGAGGTCTTTCTGAACAAAGAAGATGCGGTTCAAGCCTCTATTCAGTACCCGCGGTATCGGATAGAGGTATTTACGAAACCGCACGCGGAATACGGTTTAAATTGTGGCTATACCAGCGCCTACCGGTACTACAACAAAGGTGAATTGGTTATACGCCATATTTCAAAGCAGAGACGACGGAGTGATCTGGACGGTCCTCTTTTACAACGGCAACATGGAGAAAAACTGTTATAGGTGCTAGAAAAAAAAGTCTAATAACTTGTTATATAGATATTTTGTAAATGCATTCATTGCGCGCACTATTTCCATATCACGATCAAGAGCATACACCTACCATAGATCGCGCGAGAGCCCAAGATACGCATTCTATTAAAAAAAGTGCCACCGTTCATGAGCCAGCGACCCATCTACCCGAATTAGTTGTTGCGGAAAAAATAGCGAAAGACGACCTTCATATCACAAAAACCCCGTTTCCAAGTGGAAAATCAACCAAGGGGACGTCTCTAACGTCTATTAGAGAAGCTTCGGTAGCGAGTAATGGAGTAGAAACCACGATGAGGCGTATTAACGACGAAATTTCCGAACTGGAAGACCAATCTGTGAATATTTTCACAGAAGTTAAAAAAATTGGATATATAGTAAGCATAATGAATGCCCGACAAAATGAATTTATATGTAAACTTGAACGTATCGAAGAACTATTACAAAATTCGTCCATCAAATAAATATCTCTTTCCATAATCGCCGTACGGACGGTGCGTCGAATGTTTGTATTTTTCCCGGTCCCAATAGAATTGGTTGTGAAGACATTCGCCTTATAGAACCATGACGTGAAGACATTCGCTGCTCCAATGATTCGCGGCGCATCAATTCCGCAATCGGCGTCGGGATCCCCGATTCTTTGCGCGACTGTTT